GAACACAGGGGGTATTTAGAGTCATTAAAATCTATAAAAAGTACATTTAGACTTCCTCATATAGATAATTATAAATAAAATGGCTAGACCTGAATCAAATACAGTATCATACTTTCCTTTCTATTGTGAGGAAGGTAAGAAGATGCACTACCTAGAGGAAACTTATGGGAACGATGGATTTGCAACATTTGTAAAGCTACTTAGAGAACTTGCAAAAACAGATAACCATTATCTTGATTTGTCACAAAATACTACTTCAATGTTTCTTGCTGCTAAGTGTAAAATATCAAAATTAACACTTGAATTAATAGTTAATGACCTTGTTGAATTAGGGAAGTTTGACCGTTTTCTTTGGGAAGAAAGTAAGGTTATATGGTGTAACGACTTTGTTAATAGCATACAAGATGCGTACTCAAAGAGAAAAAGTAAATGTATTACATATCAAGGTTTATTATCACTTTTATCTAGTTTAGGGGTACTTAAACTAGATAAATTACCAATAAAAGGTGACATAAATACACAAAGTAAAGTAAAGGAAATAAAAGTAAATAAAAGTAAAGAAGTTAAAGGCGTTTTTACGCCTCCTAGTTTTATTGATTTTGAAAACTATTGCAAAGAAAATGGGTTTCAAAATATTGCTGAAAGGGCTTTTAAAGGTTACTCTGAAAACTATTGGAAAGATTCAAAAAACAACCCTGTTTTGAATTGGAAATCAAAACTTCAAAATGTTTGGTTTAATGATTCAAATAAAGATAAAAAAACAGAAGAAAATCCTATGATTGAAAATGACAAGATTTATTATCGTTGGGAAAAAGAGGATAAGAGTATTCGTAGGTCAATTGATAAAGAAAGGGCAGAGTCATATTTTGCAAATCAAAAGCAAGGCGGTTATATCGCTATAATTTTATAATGATGGAAATTAATGGATTTGAAGTATCAGAATTTAATATTTATGGATTAGACCAAAAATCTAGTACTGCCTTATGCCCTATTTGTAGTCACACTAGAAAATACAATCCAAAGCAAAAATGTCTATCAGTATTTTGGGATACTGGGATAGGAGTTTGTAATCATTGTGGTGAAAGATTACAATTACACAAGTACAAAAAGAAGTCAGAGTCTAAGGTTTATAAATTACCTACAAGGAGTGCCGTTATTTTAACACCTAGCAATACTTTGTACGATTATGCACAAAATATACGAGGAATATCAAAAAACACGTTAGATGCGCTTAAAATAAGCGAAGCAAAAAGATGGATGCCAAAAGCTGAAAAAGAAATTCAGGTAATAGAATTTCCTTACGTGGTTTTTGGGGAAACAAAAAATATTAAGTATCGAGGTAAAAACAAAGATTTTATGTTTGAGCCAAAATGTGAGGTACTTATGTTTAACCTAGATTCAATCGCTCACGAAAAAACATGTGTTATCGTAGAGGGTGAATGGGATTGTTTAGCTTATGTAGAATCTGGTATAAAAAATGTTTGTAGTGTTCCAAATGGATTTACATTACCTAAAAAAGATGGAACACCAACGGTAAATATGAATTACGTTGATGACTATATTTCTTTTTTTGAAAATAAAGAGCGTATTTATATTGCAGTTGATAATGACCCAGCAGGAATTGAAGGTAAAAATGAAATAATAAGACGTTTTGGTTCTGAAAAATGTTGGATAGTAGATTTTAAAGATTGTAAAGATGCTAATGAATATCTTCTTAAATACGGTAAAGAAGCATTATGTAGAACGATAGATGATGCAAGTATATTACCAATTGAAAATGTAGAAACATTAGCTGATTATGAGCAAGAATTAGATGACTTTTGGATTAATGGAAGTCCAAAAGGATTAACAACTGGAATATTAAATCTTGATAAAAACCTTTCAATCGACTTTGGTCAATATCTTGTTGTAGTTGGCGCACCTCAAAGTGGTAAAAGTGAGTTTGTCGATTCAATTTGTATTGGCTATTCTATGTTGTATGGGTTTAAAACAGCTTTTGCAAGTCCAGAAAATAAGCCTAATAAATATCACTCGGATAAGTTAGTAAGAAAGGTAGCAGGATATAGACCATCTACATTAGAAGAAGTTAGGTCGCAAAGAATAAAACGTGCAAAGGCATTTTGTACTGAACATTTTTACCATCTTAATTTCAATGATGGATATGAGTTATCAAGAATACTAGCAAAATTTACTGAATTAGTAAGAAGAAAAGGAGTTAGAATATTTGTAATTGACCCTTTTAATAAAACCAAACTAAAAACATCTACAAATAAAAATGTTAATGATTATACAGCCGATTATTTAAATGAAATTGATATTTTTTGCAAAAGAAACAATGTAATAATAATACTTATTGCACATCCAGTTAAGATGCCAAAAGTTGAAGGTACTGATACATACAAGATGCCAACAGCTTATGAAGTAAAAGGAGGTGGTGAAATATTTGATATGGCATATCACATTATAGGGATGGTAAAAGATAATGAACATAGACTTGTAAATGTAAAGACTTTAAAAGTTAAATTTCAGCATCTTGGTAGTCCAGATGTTAGTTTTTGGTTTGGATGGAATATAAATAACGGTAGATATGTATCGGTAGATTTTGACCCTACAACTGGGCATCAATCAGAAATACAATGGGATAATGGAGATTGGTTGCTTTCAGATAGCGAAAAATATACTCAATATGAAGAATTACCAGAGAAGCCTATGAATGTACTAGACTTAGCGGTAATGAATAGAGTTGATTTAACAGAGATAGAATGTCCTTTCTAAAAAATAATTTACTTTTATTTTGAAAATGTATTGCATAATCAAAATTAATAACTAGATTTGCATAACAATAACAGCAACGATATGACAAAGCAAGAATTATCAGCAAAACAAAGCCCTGTAAATGTTATCTCAATAGGCGTAAATACTAAATGCAAAAATGTAGTTACTAAATCAGTACTATATTTTGAAGGTGGTAGATTTTGTATAAAAAATGGCGGTATTGATATGTATTGTGATGATACAACAGATTTATTATTAGATACACCAGAAAATAGAAAATTACTAAAATCACAATGCTAAAAAAATCAGGTGGCAAAAGAATAGGTTCAGGAGCTAAACAAAAGTACGGTGAAAAAACTGTTCAAATTTCTTCTTTTTGGTGTCCAGAATCAAAAGTAGCCGAAATGAAAGAATTGATTAAATCAAAACTTTCCGAGTGGATGTTAGCTTAGTGGCACAGTTTTATTTCAATTAGATATGAACATACTATTTATTTGTACTGCCAACAGGGATAGAAGTCGAACCGCAGAAATTCACTTTCAAAACAAATATCCTGAGTATCGTTTTCGTTCGGCTGGTATTAATAAGTTTTTGAGTGAAAGACATGGAGGCGTACACGTTAAAAAATACATGCTAGACATAGCTGATAAAATCATTTGTTCTGAACATGTACATGCAGATTGGATTCAAAATATTGATAAGTCATATTTAAGTAAGATTGAAATACTTGAACTTGGTGACACCGAACAATTTATGTCTAAAACATTAATCGAAATGCTAGAAACTAAGATGGAAGGTAGGTTTTCGCCATTTTAAACTTGCCACTAACGCTAAGTATTTACGCTTTTGTGGGTTTAAGAGGGCGAATGTATCCACCGAAAACGGCTGATGTAAGGCGAGTGAACCGCAAAATGAAGCCAGTAAGCCCACAAATGTGATGAATATAGTGTTATGTACATGGCTTTCTTTTTAATCAACAATGACAATTTAAATATAAAACCTAGTGACAAGAAAGTTAAAATAACCAATAAACCACCTGATACTTAAATATAGTGTTAGCTGATTGTGCTTATTTCTCAACCGTAAACAATTAATAAAATGAACCCAATTAAAATAGAATACTCAATTTCAGAACACGTAGAATTTAAAATGGACTTTAAAGAAAAGCTAGAGTTAGTTAAATGTGTTTTATTCCAAAATATGGAAAACAAAGAATTTAATTCGGCTTTTAATTCTCTTTTGCTCGATTTAGTTCAGACAGAAATGGAGTTTAAAAACAGAGAAAATGTAATAAATGCCATTAAGGTATTGTTAGATGCTGAATTATAGCATATCAGCTAACGAGAAGTATAG